GAAAACAAAACCAATTTTAACCAACTTCAAACAAAGAAGTTTAATTTCGCTTACAAACCATTCGCAAACAGATCGATCGGAGGGACTCCTAGATCTTAAGCAATGGCCAGACTGAGAGAGGTTTTTAGCTCATTCACAGAGCCTAACCTCAAGACCATAGTGCAGCAAGAGACATACAAGCTGGCAAAAGCGGAGCTAAAGACCATCCAAACATACAACCCATACGCACAAACCAAGGACGCAGCCGACCTCCTTGAGGACTTGGGAATAAACACAAACCCACACGCGGTTACGGCACACACTCACGCTGCCGCCAAGTCTATAGAAAATGACCTGTATGGCATTACGAGTCACTACCTTCCAAAGACTCCAATTACATTTCTTTTCATGAAAAGAGGAAAACTCCAGTTCTTCAAAAGAGGTCCCCAACACAATGACCTGTTCTTCTACACCACGCATGAGCCAAAAGACGTGATTCGCTACCAAAGCGAAGATCAGACTGCGGACATGTTCCGTGTGCCAACGAGCACGGGATTCATTGGGGACACACTACATTTCCTCTCCTTGAAATACCTACATCGGCTATTCCTTAAAAATCCAAATCTCAACACCCTCTACGCCACCATGGTACTACCCCCAGAAGCCATGTACCGGATGGCCTCTATCTACCCCGAGATCTATCAAATTCAATACCAAGAAGACGGGTTCCTGTACATACCAGGAGGACATGGAGGAGCCGCATACTTCCACACTTACGACACCCTAACCTGGCTCCGGGTAGGCCAATTCCAGGCGAAGGAGTTCACGGCTCACCTTCCAAAAGTTGGAGACAAAGGCGCAAATCATCTCTTCATCATCCAAAGGGCTGACCTAAAGACACCGAAGTACCGCACCTTCGTGCCCAGAAGAAAGTGGGTCACACTTCCAAATATCTTTCTGCCAAGCACACAAGCAAATCATCTCTTCATCATCCAAAGGGCTGACCTAAAGACACCGAAGTACCGCACCTTCGTGCCCAGAAGAAAGTGGGTCACTTCAAATATCTTTCTGCCAAAGCACACCAATGCCAGAAAACCCATACTCAAGCAAACCATGATGCAACTCTTCCTGTACGAGAAAAGTGTGAAAGAGATTACATTTCGAGACGTTTTTGCAAAAATTAGACAGCTCATACAAACCAAAGATCTGGAACAATTTGACCCAGACGAGCTGGTAAGGCTGGCAAATTACGTCATGCATACATCAAAACTTCTCGAGAAAGACCCCTACGAACTCATAGAGGGGCAAGGAAAGTTGCAAGATCTAGTCAACCCAATTAAGACATGGGTTTCAGAGAAGTGGCAAAACTGGTTCGGCTGGAAGGACTACACCAGACTCATAAGGGCACTGAAATGGGTGGATGTCGACCTGGTACTGCGGGTGATGAATACACGGAGTACTCCGACTGGAATTCAAACCTCCGAATTATTGCCAGATGAGGCCGGCCCTCCCAAAAGCAAGAAAAAGAGAGGCGGTAAAAAAATACCTTCCCCAGAACCTTCACGCAACTGCAGGAGCAAATCAAAGAGGACAAGAGGAAATCGAGCACAAAGAGAGAAGGAGCCGCACAGAAGAAAGCTGAGGTGGCAAAAGGAAAACTTCCAGCGAGTGACGGTGCAAGTTCATCAAGCCCCAAAGGGAGATCCATCGCCTTTGGCACGTTTCAGCCAGTCCCTGAAAGAACTCCCTCGGAGGTCCCAGCCGCGGCGCCTTTCAAAATTCCAGGATTTCCTGATGTCCTCTACGCAGACGCGATTCCAAATTCCGTCTTCACTAAACCGGCGGGCAGGGCACTGGAGGCCCAAGCAACAGGGCACACCACCGACAACGCAGGAAGCGGGAACAGAAGGGCCACCCACAACGCAACCCGGCAAACCGACAGCCAGCAGTCCAAGAGCTGCTCCACAACCAACGGCCAACGCGGAAACAATGGAGAAGGGGTCACAGGCATCAAGCGCAACCACCAGAGGAAGAGATCCCGTGACAGACCGAACAAGGGAGCAGGCCCCCACCAACCTCACGCCTGAGGAGGAAGCACTGCCATGGAAGCACTGGCTCAAGCAACTCAAAGCGGTCGGATTCAAGGGCAATGAGACTCAAATGGACGGGGACGGAACTTCAATCTCCCCGATTGAGCAGATCAAGTCATGCCCGGGTAAACCCAAGAGTGTCTCAAAAGAAATTCTCGAGACGCTACGATCTGGGCACGCGCCCAACTTCTGGAAGCCGGACGCAAGCAGAGCGAGAGCTTACACCTCGGACATAAAGAACCGCAGGACCGGAGCGGCAGTCCACATGGCCCCACAGGCGTGGAAAGAAACAATGGACTTCATAGCAGAGAACGCAGAAAGGACCCTCCACATTCTCCGTCATCCATGGCGCAGGCGGTTCAGGGAAGAGCAGATGTCTTCAAGAGATGCTCACAAGTTCCACTTTCTCTTCGACGAAACACTTGTGGTGTGCCCCACTAACGAGCTCAGAAGAGACTGGATAGACAAGCTGCCCCTTTCCGAACCCGGCTCAGTTCTGACATTTGAGAGGGCTCTTATGAATCCCGCCAAGGGCACGGTAATCTTCGACGACTACACCAAGCTTCCAGCGGGCTTCATCGAGGCTTACTCCATCTGCCAGCCCAACGTGGAGCTCGTCATCCTCACCGGCGATGCGAAACAAGCGTCACACCACGAGTCCAATGATAATGCCATGATCGCCGGCCTTGACCCAGCAGCCTTCGAGTTCTCCAAGTTCTGCCGGTACTACCTCAATGCCACACATCGCAACCCGAGAAACCTTGCCAACGCACTCGGAATCTACTCAGAGAAACCCGGCAACTTGAAAGTTACTTTCACCAATCACCTCCTCCCAGAAATGCACATCTTGGTCCCTTCACTACTGAAGAAGGCCACACTGGAGGAGCTGGGCCACAAATGCAGCACATACGCCGGATGCCAGGGAGTAACACTCAGTAAAGTCCAAATCTACCTGGACAGCAACACGACCCTGTGCTCAAATGAGGTTCTGTACACAGCGCTGTCAAGGGCCGTTGAACAAATCAATTTCGTGAACTCAGGGCCATTCAACGGGCCGTTTTGGGCCAAGCTCGAGGCAACCCCTTACCTCAAGACGTTCCTGCGCTTAACCAGAGAGGAGAAAATTAACGAGATCACTCCAGAGGAGCCCAAACCAAAAGAACCTGAGCCGCCGAAGACACACTTCCCAGTCGAAACCTCCGCACACCTGTACTCAAGCATCACCGAGGAAATGCCGGAAAAGCACGCCAGGGAAATTTACAACAAGACCCACGGGCACACGAACTGCGTGCAGACAGATGAGCCTCTCGTGCAAATGTTCGCGCACCAACAGGCGAAGGACGAGGCACTCTTCTGGGAGACAATTGAGGCCAGGCTTAGAATCACAACCTCTGAAGCAAACGTTCAAGAGCTCAATGAAAAGAGGGACATCGGGGACCTACTATTCCATGCGTACCACAAGGCAATGGGGCTTCCAAAGGACCCCATCCCTTTTGAGAACGATCTCTGGGAAACCTGCGCGCAGGAAGTGCAACAAACCTACCTCTCGAAGCCAATCAATTTAATCAAGAACGGGGAGAAGAGGCAAGGCCCGGACTTCGACAAGAACGCAATCATGCTCTTCCTGAAATCTCAGTGGGTCAAGAAGATGGAAAAACTTGGGGCCCCAACAATCAAACCGGGGCAGACCATCGCGTCCTTCCACCAGATCACGGTCATGCTGTACGGCACAATGGCCAGGTACATGAGAAGAATCAGAGACCGGTTCTGCCCAAAACATATCCTCATCAATTGCGAAAAGACCCCAACACAAATCTCTGACTTTGTCAAAGCTCAGTGGGACTTCTCTGACTTTGCATACGCCAACGACTTCACGGCCTTTGACCAAAGTCAGGATGGAGCCATGCTCCAGTTTGAGATCATCAAAGCAAAGTTTCACAACATTCCAGAGGATATAATTTTAGGCTACATGGACATCAAGACAAATGCAAAAATCTTCTTAGGAACCCTGGCCATCATGAGGCTCACAGGCGAAGGACCCACCTTCGACGCCAACACCGAATGCAACATCGCGTACACACACTTACGATTCAACGTGCCGGAAAATGTTGCACAAGTGTACGCTGGAGATGATTCCGCCCTCTCAAAGGTCTGCCCTGAAAAAGACTCCTTCAAGCAATTCGCGGACCGACTCACCCTAAAATCCAAACCCCAGGTGTTCCCGCAAACACAGGGCGCCTGGGCTGAGTTTTGCGGGCTTCTAATCACACCAAGAGGAATCATAAAGGACCCCGTGAAGCTGCACGCCTCCTGGGTGCTGGCAACCAAACTTGGCACACTGCAACAAATCAAATGCGTTAACTCGTACGGTGAAGACCTCAAGCTTTCTTACGACCTTGGTGACCATCTACAGGAGCTCCTCTCGGAGTCCCAGTGCAGAACCCACCAAGTCACCGTTAGGGAGCTGGTTAAGTTCGCTGGAAAAGTCGAAAAGCATCAAGCAGAGATCAGATCAGTGGCCAATGGCAACATTCGCCAGCTTCCTTTCTTCTACTAGGCCTGACTTCGAACGTACTAACACTCCTCTAACCAAACCACTAGTCATTCACGCGGTGGCAGGCGCGGGCAAAACCACACTCCTCCGCGACTTCCTCAGGGCCAACCCACTAACTAATGCTCAGACTCTGGGAACGCCAGACTGCCCCACTCTGGACGGAGCTTACATAAGGCCTTTCTCAGGACCAGTTGCAAATCTCGTCAACATTCTTGACGAATACACGGCGCACCGTCACGGCTCCTGGGATGTCCTCATTGCAGACCCCCTCCAACACTACGAGAGGGCAAAGCTCCCACACTACATCTGCAAGCGATCACACCGCCTCTGCCCGGCAACTGCTCGACTGCTGAGAAAGCTCGGCCTCGACATTCACTCTTACCGGGAGGACGAGTCGGAGATCTCCTTCTCCGACATATTCAGCGGCCAACTCGAAGGCACTGTTCTCCCGCTTACCCCACTCTGCAAAGACCTTCTTGAGAGGCACTCCTGCCCCTTCAAATGTCCATCTGAGTTCATAGGCGAGCAGGACGACATTATCACCGTGGTGAGCGAGATCCCTCTAAGCAAGCACCCAGACAAGACGGCCCTGTACAGGGCGCTGACGAGGCACACGCGGAGACTCAATGTCCTCGCCCCACCGCCTTACCCCACCCCCTAACTACACACCAGTATTGCTAGCGGTAGTGATAGGAGTAGGACTAGCGGTAGTTACTAACCAGCTAACTAGGTCAACGCTTCCCCACGTTGGAGACAACATTCACTCCCTGCCCCACGGGGGAAATTACAAAGACGGAACGAAATCCGTTATCTACAGGGGACCAGCCCCATTCCAGAGAAGTCACTCAACTGCCCCCCCTTTCAATGCAGTCCTTCTGCTCACATTTGCGATCTGGTTCCTTTCCTGTCGTACTAGGCGCGCTGCTATTGGCATTCACGTGTGCCACACTTGTTCTCAGACTCGGGAACAACAATAGCAACAACTGCCTAATCTACGTGGACGGAGCGAGAGCCTTTCTAGAAGGAAACTGCGCTGGAATATCGGCAGAGGTGGTTGCGGCACTAAGGCCCCACTCACACGCCGGTTAAGTTTGCCAAAGTCTCGAACTAACTAACAGGCGGCTACTCAACAGATGGCTAGTGACGCACCAACTCCACCAGCTGCCCCATCTCCCGTGACCTTCACTGCACCAACACAGGAACAACTGACGTCCCTGGCCCTGCCCATCATTAGCACAAGGCTCCCAAGCCCCGATGTGCTCAACCAGATCTCAGTGAAGTGGCAGGAACTGGGGGTTCCCACGGCCAGCATTTCGTCCACAGCCATAGCGCTGTGTATGGCCTGCTACCACTCAGGGTCCTCAGGGAGCACCCTCATCCCAGGACTCGCGCCAGGCACAACGGTCAACTACACCTCCCTCGCGGCAGCAGTGAAGTCTCTAGCCACACTCAGGGAGTTCGCAAGGTACTTCGCCCCCATCATCTGGAATTATGCGATCGAGCACAAGATTCCACCAGCCAACTGGGCGGCGATGGGCTACAAAGAAAACACGAAGTACGCGGCTTTCGACACCTTCGACTCCATCCTCAATCCCGCGGCGCTGCAACCCACGGGAGGCCTAATCAGACAACCAACAGAGGAGGAGCTCCTGGCCCACCAAGCAAACTCAGCCCTCCACATCTTCGATTCCCTGAGAAACGACTTCGCCTCCACTGACGGCAGGGTGACAAGAGGACACATCACCTCCAACGTGAACTCACTCAACTACCTTCCCGCCCCGGAAGGCTCAAGTTGAATCCGCCCCAATAAACAAGGCTCCACCGAAGCCTCCCACTGGGTTCCATCGGGCTAACCGTTCCACTAACTTAAAGTGTGCTAAGGTTTGGTTTAACAGAAAATTTCCA